TTGTGATTATCAGGTAAATTCACTCGGTCAGTGGGAGTATATGGAGCTGGAATCACATCTACCTGTCATAAACATTCAGGCGGATGAAGACTACATCGGGAAGTTTTGGTTAGCAATATCTAATTCCCTGAATGCATGAAGCACGAAGAAAGCAAGATTCAGCAACGTTGCGTAGAATGGTTCCGCTATTCCTTTCCACGTACACTAATCGCTTCCTTCCCCAATGGTGTGTTTATAGGTGGCACTCCGGTACAAAGAGCCAAACGCTGGAACATCTTAAAAGCAGAAGGGGCTATGCCCGGTATGCCTGATTTGATGATCTGCATGAGCAGTGGTTCATACCATGCACTGTTCATCGAGATGAAGACCGAGAAGGGCAAACTATCCGACACACAAAAAATCGTTCACGCACAGCTTATCAATGCAGGATATGCAGTAAAGGTGTGCAGGTCATTTGAAGAATTTACAATCACAATTAAAACCTATTTAGAGCAATGAGAAAAAACACAAAAAGCAAGTATTACGAATTCATGTGTGCATTACATACCATGCAAGAATTTGATATCAAACAAATGCGCAATGAATATCGTGTAGGTGCGCGATTGATTACGCTGATGCGCGAACACAACATGATTAGACGCGAAGGCAATGTAACACGCTGGATAGGCGATAAGCCTACGCAAGCAATAGCTGTTGCATTTGCTAAAGAATGTTTGAAGGAATCACGTATTGCCAATGCACAAAGCAAAGCAGGTACGCAGCAGCTAACTATCAAACCCATCAAACGTGTTGAGCGAACACAGCCAGCACCGGTGCAGCAAGAACCCGAATGCGACAACAGTAACAGCAAGATGCTATTAATCATGGCTGTTGGTGCTGTAATCGGATTTATGATTGCAACAGCAATTTGGAAATAACATAGGGGTAGCCGAAAACCTTATAGAGTAGGCAAACAAAATCAATTTTATTTTATGTTATCAGTTCAAACCGAACCAATGGTGAAAGTCAGTAACCACGTTCAAAATTCTTCTCAAGTAAATCACGTTTATGTAACTAAAAACTTGGGCATGTTTTCTTCAATAGATGGCAATCGAGTGCCTAATCTTATTCACGTTAAGCGTTTAACCGACAGTCTACGTAAGTACGGAATGAAATGCAATCCAATATTAGTGAATGAGAAGCTACAAGTTATCGATGGACAGCATCGGTTGTTAGCGGCAAAGGAAGTGCAATCGGAAGTTTATTTTATTATCATTCCGGGAAGCAATCTAACCGATGTCCACACACTCAATCTCAATCAAAAGAACTGGTCAAGAAAAGACTTTATGGAAGGATATGCCAACATGGGTGTTATTCCATATATAAAGCTTCGTGACTTTGTAAAAAAGAATGATGATTATTCATTCAATGATTGCGTTTCTCTATGCAGCAATACAAGTACTGTTGCATCTACCACTTCTAGTTCTGGTAATAGAAAATCAAGTTATAAAAACACAATAGAAGAAGGTACATGGTTAGGTAGGGATTTTGGTTTAGGGCAAGAATGGGCAAACAAAATACGCATGATTAAACCTTACTATGTTGGTTATAATCGTACAATATTTGTTGGCACTATGATTACTTTATTGTCTAATAAAAATTTCGATTATAGCGAATTCATGCATAAGCTAAGAATACAACCAACAGCCTTAGTTGACTGCGCTAATCGTGAGCAATACAAAACGCTTATCGAAGACATCTATAATTTCAAGCGCAGAGATAAAGTAAATCTGCGATTTTAATTTGGAATTGTGAAAGGGTTGTATATATTTGCAACGCAACTCAGTATGAAAAACATTTTAAATCCCATCACTACCGCATTGCCATAAGCACTTTCGTGCGCTGGGTTGCCTTTGCGTGTAGTGGTGGGTATTTTATTCCAATGAAGAACAACGGTTACGACCTTTCCCGGAAGTGGTTTGACTTTGCCTTTGAGCATTCGGAAGTGAAGTGCCAACACACTGCTTTGTTCATGTGGATCATTGAACTAAACAATCGACTTGGGTGGAAGGAGCAGTTTGGAATACCAACTAACGCAACAATGGAAGGGTTGCACATTGGTAACAAGCGTACCTACTTGGATGCACTTAGCGACTTAGCTAAATGGAATTTCATTCAAATCATAAGTGAATCTAAGAACCAGTATAGCAGCACAATAATATCAATATGCCGTAGCAAAAAAGCCACAGCATTGCATACGGCATTGGATACGGCATTGATACAGCACAGCAACGGCATTGACCACAGCATTGAACACAGCAGTGCCCCTATAGATAAACAAAGAAACCAAGAAACAAAGAAACAAAGAAACAATAGAGTGGTGTTCACACCACCATCCGAAAATGATATTTATAATTTGATGGGTGAGTTGAATATGAAATCAGGTGCATGGTCAGAATCCAAAATTATAACAGAATCAAAGAACTGTTATGACCACTACACAAGCACTGGATGGAAAACCACAGGGGGGGCGAAAATTGTTTCTTGGGAAGCGACCGTCCGCAAGTGGATGAACAAAGCATTTACATTTGAAAAAAATAAAAACCAAAATCAATATGGAAAACAACCAAATACAACAGCAAACAGCATTGCACAAGCTAACCAACTTCTCACCGAAGCAATCGCTATCAGTCGCGCACGCGATGCAGCAGGAAAAACTCAGTCTACTTCGGAAGGTTGACAAGGAACTAACCAAAGTCGCAGTAATGTCATTGCTTGCCCGGTGCGTGCAACTGGTCAATGTGCAGCACACCATGAACAGTTTGCAGATTGAGTTTTGCGCTGAGCAAATCATGGACAAGATGTGGATGTATTCACTTGAAGAACTGCAAATCATTTTTGATAACGGTGCCATTGGTAAGTACGGCACGCTGTTCAATCGTATTGACCCAGCTACTGTGCTTGCATGGTTCCCACTTTATGATCAAGAAAGGCAAGTGGTAAGTGATGCAATCAATGAAAGTAAGAAGCAGCAGAACAACATCTACGAAATGTTTCAGCATCCGCAAATCATGGATGCGATGCAACAGGCAGCAGATAAGTTAAGCATCAAAGAAGAACCAGTGCGCGAAGTCAAAAGGGAAAATCCACCACCACTTGAAATTGCACTCATGCGCGAATACGATGCGCTGCCGCAGTGGGATAATAACATTTTCTTTCGGATGTACAAAAACAAGCCGTACCAATTCACCGAATTTAGGCAGGAACGTTACAGGGAATTAATCGAAACGCAAAATGAATATTGAAATGGATAACAGACAGCTTGCATTACAAATGGCAACCGAAATAGTAAAAGCACAATGTGCATCAGGTAGTATGAATTATTACGATGTGATGGAGTTAGCAAATCACATGGTTCACTTTCTTGAAAACATTGCATATAACCAAGAGCACAAATGAAGCAATACGATAAGCAAAAAGAAACCGAGCTGCTACGCAAACTATTCGTGCTAACCGCCAGGCGAAGCATGCGCCCTGCAATGACCGATAATCTAACAATGCGCCTTATCTTTGAAGAGTTACATTTGCTAACTGATAAAGATGAATATAAGCTATGACAATAGGTGAGTTGTGGGATAAGCTTGCACAGTACCCGGACGATGTAGAAGTGTACGTTGGTTTCATCAATGGACATAGCATAGACCACGAATCTTTCGAAGTAATAGAAACAATCGACTTTAACGGTAAGACAACAATCAGTCTAATGATTGACGATATCGCAATAATCAACAATTAATACAATGAGTAACTATCAAATGCAAGAAGGGCAGTTCACCCTATTCAAGAACAACAACGTGGCTAACAACGGTCCGCAGTACACAGGCGAAATCATGGTCAATGGAAAGAAGATGCGACTGGCTGCATGGGTTAAGGAAGGCAAGAGTGGCAAATTCTTTTCAGGTAAAATGAGTGAGCCAATCGTAAAGCGTGACGAACAACAAGACGATCCATCAGGAGATTTACCATTCTAATGAACCTGCCTATCCTACCTGAAGACAAAGCTAACCATGCGCTGTATGGCTTAGTCATTTATGCACTTTCTGCATCTTTGTTCGCTCCACCTTTTGCGATGGTCGCTGTGTTTGCCTGCGCGATGGGAAAAGAATTGTACGATTCTGTGCTAAAGGAAAAAGCATTTAGCAATGCAGACATGATAGCTACGCTGTGCGGTGGCTTGGTTGGAATGTACATCGGGTTGTTTACATGATATGCTAAAAAATACTTTTATCATTTGGTTGCGCAACCAAAAACATAAAGTATATTTGTATCATGATAACATTAGAATCTATTAACTCACCGATTAAAAGCAATCCGGGTGAATTTTGGAAGTACGTTCCAAATACAAATCAAAGGTATTTGATTAGTAATATGGGGCGATTGCTTACTACTAAGCATAAGAATAGCAACAGGCATGCGATAATGCTACCCGCTAAAAATCGCAGCGGATATTTGCGAACTGTTATTTTAATTGATAATAAATTAAAAGCAGTTGTATTGCATCGACTGGTTGCTGCTGCATGGATTGAAAATCCACAAAACAAAAGTCAAGTTAATCACATCAATTTTGTTCGTGATGATAATAGATTGGAAAATTTAGAATGGGTTACACCTGCTGAAAATGCAAAGTATAGTTATGATGCTGGTCGAATTAAAAAACCAATCTGCACCAACTTTGTTAAGGGTAGCAGAATTGGTACAGCCAAATTGAATGAAGAACAGGTCAAAGAGATTCGACAAAAGTTCAAACCATATAAATATACCCGGAAGATGTTAGCGTTGGAATATGGTGTAGCAGATTCAACTATCAAGGATGTAATACTGCGTAGATGGAAACACGTTGAATAATGTATCAAGCCCAATTCAATAGCAAACAAGAGCAAGCCCTACGGCACCTATCTACATCCAGCAATGTAGAGCAGGTGTTGTATGGTGGTGGTGTATACGGTGGTAAGACATGGTTGGGTTGTTACTGGCAAATTGCACGCAGACTGAAGCATCCACATACACGTGGTTTGATAGGTCGTGCTGAATTAAAGAAGCTGCAACTATCTACCATGCTTCGCTTTTGGGAGATATGCACCCAAATGGGATTGAAGGCAGGTGAACACTATACGTATAATGGGCAACTAAACATGATTCGTTGGTTCAATGGTAGTGAAACAATCCTAATGGATATGGCAGCTACACCCAGCGATCCCGATTTCCATAGATTTGGATCACTTGAAATTACTGATTACTTCTTAGACGAGGTTGCAGAAATGACAAAGAAGGCGGTTGATATAATCGACACACGTGTGCGTTACAATTTAGTTGGTGGTATTCCAAAAGGTTTGATGAGTTGTAATCCATCGAAAGGTTGGTTATACAATGACTATTGGCATCCATGGAAAAAAGAATTATTGCCACCACACAAAGCATTTGTGGAAGCTTTGATGAAGGATAATACAGTGAATCCTGATGCAGTCTATGAAGCAAAGATGATGCGCCTTCCTGAAGCAGATAGAAAGCGATTGCTCGAAGGCGATTGGGACTATGACGAAAGTGTAGACTGGATATATCAGTATGAAGATTTGTTGCGCTGCTTCCGGGAAGAAGAAGCGAAAGGTGATAAGTACATCAGTGCCGACATCGCGCGACTTGGAAAAGATAGAAGTGTCATTTGCGTGTGGCATGGATTGCACCTGATTGAGATTCATGAACTGCGTAAACAACCAATCACAACAGTAGTCACTACCATTCGCCAGCTATGCGATAGGCATGGCATCAAACTTAGCAATGTGATCTGCGATGAAGATGGGGTGGGAGGGGGAGCGGTCGATGCGCTCCGTTGCAGGGGCTTC